AGTGGTTTATTGCTACTCTCAATCCTACACGGAACTGGTGTTACCGTGAGATTGTTAAGCCTCTACACGACTTCCGTGATCGTGGCATCATTGGCGATAAGTTACTGTGTGAGGTAGACAATGCAGGGCGTCCCATTCTCACAGATGGAAGACCTATCCCACTCGTTGACCTGTTTGAAGGGTCCACGTATGAGAACGTGGACAATGTTGGAGAGGATTACATCCGTGGAATGCTCGCCACCTACACCGGAAGTATGCGTGAACGGTTTGTATTCGGACGATGGGGTGCACTTAGCGGACTCATTTACCCTCAATTCGACGAGACGATGCACGTCATTCAACATGAAGATGTCCGAGAGCACTTGCGGTTTCTGCGGATGTCCGGTTTTCAGCCTACATTCATGGAAGGATACGACCACGGACTTGCACGGCACAGTTGTTACGGACTGTTTTACGCAGATGACGACGGCAATGTGTTTCTGCTCGATGGGTTCCGTGTTGCGGAACTTACCGTCTCCGCTGCGGCGAAGCGTATACATGAAATACGTGCTGAATATCGCATCGAGTCGAATGAACTTGGGCCAGTGTTTGCAGACCCTGATGTCTTCAGGCGCAAGACAGGAAACAGCAGAACTGTTGGTGAGACAGTGGCAACGCTCTTTGAGGATGAAGGCGTCAGAATGCAGCGGGGCAACAATGACATCTCCTCCGGAATAGCCAAGAACTGGCAATACCTAGCGGTGCAGACAGCGCATGAGCACCCAATCAGTGGACTTAGACCATCTCCACACTTCTTTGTTAGTGACCGGTGCGAGTGGTTCGTTGACGAGATCACAGAGTATTACTTCCAACGGGATGGATCAGATGAGACTACTGACAAGCCTGTTGATCGTAATGATCATGCGATGGACATGTGGAAGTATGCCATGTCATCACGGCCACGATTGGCCCGTTTTGTGGGTAAACCCAATCGACCTCCTGACTGGATGATGTGGCACGAGATCGAGCGTGAACAGCGGCGCACTGTTATGGCCCGACATCGCTAGGGGCATAGGAGGCACAGATAATGGCCGGTCCAGGAAGCAACTTCACAAATGAAATCTTGCAGGCAATGCAAGAAGCAATGCAACGAAAAGCACAGCAAGTTGGTGACGTTGCAGACTTCAGGGGATGGATCAGACCACCTGTTAGCGAATTACCTACGTCAATAGAATTGTATGGTCCAGGCAGTGATTATGATTTTGTCAGTCCACCGCGTAGTAGTTTTGTGGAGCAACTTCCATTTCGGCATCCACCCATGGGGGATAATGATAACCGATGAGCGACAATCCATTCCAGCAATCGGATGACCAACTCAACGCATCCGCAACCGGCAATCCTGACCTTGATAATGCATTGGAACAGGCAGGTGTGGGCGTGCAGGATCAGCCTGAGCCTGCGGTCTATAAGGCTATGCCGGATAGCCGTATTCCCGTTAGCAGTAAGCGCGGACCGCTATGGCGTAGTCGTCGTGACGGCGCGAAGAAGCTCATGCAGAACTTGGTCGATGCTTGGGATGAGGCGATAAACTATTACAACCACGATCAGCAGGATCACAGAGATGGCGTCTCTAGTGGTATGCGCTCTCGTTGGGGTAATGTGTCTGGCAATCGCAATATCGCTAGACGACTGAACGAGATGTTCAGTTCGACGGAGAACATCGTGTTCTCCAATGTGAATGCACAGATACCTGAATTGTATGCCAAGAACCCCACTGTGTCTGTGACGATGGAGCCTACAGATGATCCACAGGCATCACAGGAGACAGAAGGGTTTGCAAGGGCATTGGAGAAACTGATTAGTGCATTGTATGGGATGAAGAACCCACCTGGTGTGAACATTAAGGTCAAGGCGAAGAAGAACGTCCTCATTGCACTCCTGACCAATCAGGCATGGTTTGAAGTTGGCTATACGAAGAAAGACAAGTCCAGTGAACAAGCAATGCAGGACCTGCTTGCGCTATCCCAGCAACTCGAACAGGCTGAGGACGACGAAGACATACGCGAAATCGAGCAAAAACTTGTGGCTCTTGAGGAAAAGATCGAGTTTCTTCAGCCGAGTGGTCCGTATGTCCGCGTGCGACTGCCGCATCAGGTCCTTCGCGATCCGCATGGAAACGACCCTTACCTGTCGGATTGCAACTGGATTATGATCGAGGACATGCTGCCAACGGAGTATATCAATGCAATCTATGCTCAGGAAGACGAGAACAGCGAGGAAGCAATCAGCATATATGAGCCAACCCATGTCCTTAACTCTGGGACCCCCGGTAGTGACGATATGGAGTTCTCACCCTTCGCAATTGAAAACGATTACAACGCATACGGCTACACCGATCGCAACACCTTTTACAAGGCGTGTCTTACGAAAGTGTGGTATGTATGGGATAAGGTCACTCGCCGATTGGAGATGTATGCTGACAACGACTGGTCATGGCCGATTTGGGTATGGGATGATCCGTATCAGCTTCAAGGGTTCTTCCCTCTTACTCCGTTGTGGTTCCACGACAATCCCGTTGCGGTCTATGCCAAGGGAGAGGTCTCATATTACCTGGATCAGCAGGACCAGATTAATGAGATTAATGATGAGCGTAGGCGTGCTCTCTATTGGGCGCGGCGCAATCTTTTCTATAACAAGAACTCCGGTATCTCGCAAGAGACCGTGGATCGCATACTGAAGGGACCTGATGCTACTGCAACTCCACTGGACATTCCAGATGGTGTTGATCCGCAGAAGATGATCTTCACACTTCCACCGCCGAGCATGGCCTTCACACAGTTGTTTGACAAGAAGGACCTGTATCAGTCCGTCGATAGGATCACAGCCGCGAATGAGGTAGAACGTGGAGGCGAGTTCAAGACGAACACTACTAACAAGGCGATCGATTATTACTCCACCATGGGCAACCTTAGAATGGATATGCGTCTCGATGCCATTGAGGATGCGCTTGGTGATGTGGGGTGGAAACTGGCTCAGTTGTGCATGCGGTTTATGGACGCGACCACAGTGCAGCAACTCATCGGTATGGATGTATCTGCATTCTGGCGGCCACTCGACAACCTGCGCGACTACACCCAAATGTCTGTTACGATCGTTGGAGGAAGCACACAGAAACTGACTACGCAGCAGAAGAAGCAAGAGGCCGTTCAGGTCGGACAGATGCTCAGTCAGTATGTGAGGGCTGCTCCCGCGACTGCTCTCAAGGTCACGTTCGATATGATGAGCAAAGCCTTCGATGACTTCATCATTAGCAAGAGTGATTGGGATGCCATAGCTGCTGAGACACAGCAGATGGCTCAGTCACAAACAGGTGGTGCCCCCGGACAGCCGGGTCAGCCGCAATCAGGGCCACCGCAGGGTGGACAACCGAGTGCGGTCCCGCCGGGGCCACCGCAGGCAGGTGGTGGTGTGATAGCCGCAGTGGTGCAAGCACTCGGTCAACTGCCGCCACCTGTCCTGCAAGCAATTGGTAGTGCACTCGCACAGGGTGTGCCACCACAGCAGGTCTTTCAACAGTTGTTGGCGTCACAGCGTGGCGCAGCAGGAGCACCAGCATGAGCGACACTGAAAGCAGTATTCTCGGTAACATTCCTGATCTGGAGACAGACAATGCACCTGCGAGTGAAGGCACTGGCCCGTCGCAAACGGGTGGCACAGAAGGTAGCAGTAACGACGGACGCACATCAGCGCAACCTACTCAGGGCGGTCAGCCGAGCAGCGGAACTCAGCAGCCTTTCGTCAGACGCCACGATGGGCTTGTCGAACAGCCCAACGCTGATAATCCCCGCACTCGCGATCTCGTTGACCCAATCAGTGGACGGATAGTTGCACAAGGTGGCATCGAGCGTCGTGTGTATGAGGAAGGCCAGCGACACGCTCGTGAGAACAACGCACTCCGTCAGCAGGTGCAGGGTTTGCAGAATGCAGTGCGCGCTAGCAATGAGACGATACAGACAGCAGCACGATTGAATGTGTCACCACAGGATCAGGTGATTGCCATTCAGGTGATGGCAGACTTCATGCGTGATCCAGTGAGGACACTAGAAGGTCTCGTAGCTGAAGTGAAGTCGAAAGGTTACAACATCCCGTTCCTGCAACAGGGTGTCACCCCTGGTATGGACATGGATGCCATTGGTCGGTTGATCGACAACAGGCTGGCCCCGATCACCCGGGCGAGCCAACAAGAGGCACAACTTCAGCAGTTTAGGCAGCAAGCTCAACGTGACCTCGACACCTTCACGACCGAGAACCCCGAGAGCCACGCGAACCTTGACGTTCTTGCAGAAATGTTGCAGGCTCAACCGAACCTGCCACTCAATAGTGCCTACACCAAAATGATACGGTGGGCGCACGAGAATGGCCTCGACTGGACGCAACCGTTGAAACCGCAGATCGCGGCGTTGCGCCAGCAGCAGACTACTCCCCAGCCACAGTCACAGCCTCGTCCACTACCAGGACGACGTAGTGCTTCATCCTCTGGTGCACAACGCGCAAATGGTGCAGCTAGTGGTGGGCAGTTTAACGAGAATGCGTCATGGGCTGACATCATTCGCAGTGCCATGGCAGAACACGGAACACAGTTAAACTGAATGGAGTAGTCAATGCCTGTTGGAACAATTGTCCCCGCTGTTGCAGATGTCCTGCACAGCACGCTCACCAAGTCACGACGGAAACTGGTGCTCGCGTCGATCAAGTCGAATGCGCTCATGGCATGGGTGTTCGCCAATGACCGCGTGGAATACGAGGATGGTGGTTACAACATCACCAATCCCCTTACGGTGGGAAGAAATCCCAACATTACCAGCTACAACTACTATACGCCACTACCGGTTAACCAGACGGATGAGTTCGACACGGTGGAATACGGCTATAGTCGTGTTGCTGGAACCGTCATCATCTCCGATCAGGAGCAGGACGAGAACAACGGACCTGCCGCCATCTTCAAACTGATGAAGGAGAAGATGAATGTTCTTGAAGAGAGCATCAAGGACAAATTCTCGCAGTATCTCTACGCAGTTGGTGGAGGCACTGACCCGCTTGGGCTTGGCAGTGTTCTTCCGACTAATCCTACTACCGGCACTCTCGGTGGTATCAATCGAGCCTCGCAGCCTCAATGGCGCACGTCAGCGTATATTTTCGCTGGCGGCATGGACAGCACGTCAATCGAGGAAGTATTCGACGATGTGCTGATGGACCTCACACTGAAGGGTGAGCGTCCAACTGTCATCCTGGCAGGACGTAACATCTATCGCATGTATCGTCAGGCGGTCAGGGACAAGATGACCATCCCGTTGAGTGAAGGCAAGGCGGGTAAGCGGATGTTCGACCTCGGGTTCGAGGGCGTGCTGCACAATGGCAT